TTGGAAAATTGAAGATCTAAAACAGTCATTGAAACAACCACGAGAGCGAGTCTATCGTGGTGTAAAATGGGCTGCCTAATATAGACAAGAATGGAAGGGGTTCGAAAGAGCCCCTTTTTTTTATCTTATTTTTTGTATAAATAATAATGTATCATAAAGATACCGACATAAACACACACACACAGGAGGTAATTATGTCAATTCAACCAAAATCCGGTTTCGAAATTAGAGCCGACTTACTTAACCAAGCACAAGGAATACTTGAGGGTAATATCTATAGAAAAAATGATCTTATTAATACTCACAACGATTCTTTCCCAAATGATAGAAAACCATTAGGTGATCAGTGTATTTCTGTGGAAGATGTTATATCCACCGCAAAACAACTCAATGAGTTTGTAACTGAGAAGTAAGTATTTTGGGAGACTTAGGTCTCCCCTTTTTATCTTATTTTTTGTATAAATAAAGGTATAGATTAAAAGAGGTTATCATGCCAGTCACAACCACTACAGGAATATTAGAAAGTACTCTAACCGATAACAAAGGTTTTTTACAACCTACTGGTTTTCGAATTGTTATCAATAAAGGATACTATGCAAACTTAGAATATTTTGCTCAATCAGTCATGCATCCCGGCGCAACGGTAAATGTTGTGGAACTCCCCGTCAGAAAGGTTACCTCAGTTCCTTTGGCTGGAGATAAAATAACATATTCGGAATTGGAACTAACTCTGATACTAGATGAGGATATGTCGGGTTATAAAGAGATGCAATCTTGGTTGGAAAGAACCATCGAAACTAATACTAGAGGAGTACTAGAGACTCCGGTATCTTCTATATATTCAGACATAACTGTTATGGTTTTGTCCAGTCAAAATAATACCTCTGTCCGTATAAAGTACGAAGACTGTATTCCTACAGCTTTGAGTGCTATAGATTTAAATGCAACCACAGGAGATGTAACATATCTGACGTTTAATGCAACGTTCAGATTTTCTAAATTTGAGATTATATAATGAAGAACTATGAAATATGTAATGAGGAATTGATTGACATTCTCGAACAATTCCGTTACACTTATGTTGAAAAATATGATGTTATAAAAACCAATACAATCTTTTCTCCTGAGTTTGAGGGTAAGGCTGACTGGTATACTGGACAAGACTTCATGGAAGAAATAATTTCTATGAAAGAAAACCATATAGGTTCCGCAGACAAGTCATACTCGGTGGCTATAAAACCTGACCATTATAATGGTACAGATTCACAATACAGTCTAGATTATTCTGATCTAGATTACCTAATACAATCAGAACTGGGAACACAGAATTCTGCGTTGAGTCAATATTATCCATCCGGTGGGTTTATTGGCTGGCATAATAACGCTAACGCTTCCGCTTACAATTTAATTTTAACTTGGTCCGAAAATGGTGATGGGTGGTTTAAATACATAGACCCTTCGACAAGAGAAATCGTTACAATGAAAGATTCTTCTGGTTGGTCATTGAAAGCTGGATATTTTGGTTCCTATGATAGTGGTAACGTTGTTTATCATGCGGCTCGAACATATTGCCCTAGAATGACGTTGTCTTATGTTCTAGGACATGATGAGTCTTACTGGCAGGACTGTATTGAACATATAAGTAATAAGTGAAATAAAAGGTATATTATGTTATTAGATTTAGAATCAATTATGAAAGAGTGGGGTGAAGATTGTGAAATTCCCCAACATCAACTAGACGAGGTTTCTAGACAGACTCCAAGTCTTCACGCAAAATATCTACAAAGTTTGTCTCTCGCAAAGTTACAACTCAAAAGAGTTGAGAACTCCCAACAAGTATTGCTCAAGGAAAAGTGGTTATACTATAATGGTAAGATGGATCAAGAGACCTTAATGTCTAAGGGATGGGAACCCGATCCATTTAATGGTCTAAAGATTCTCAAGGGTGAGATGGACTATTACTATAACTCTGATCCAGAGATTGTAGCTTCAGAAGAAAAGGTGGAGTACTATAAGGTTCTTATTCAACACTTGACTGAGATAGTTGATACTTTAAAGTGGAGACATCAGACTATTGGGAATATGATAAGGTGGAGACAATTCGAATCAGGTATTTAATATTCGAATACATATAGTATGGAAAAAATCCAAATACAAATGAAGAACCATGCGCAGTTGTTGGTATCCGCTCATCCTTCTATAGATCAAGAGTTGAGAGAATACTTTGCATTTTTCGTGCCGGGTTATCGTTTTATGCCAGCCTTCAAACGAAGACAGTGGGACGGAAGAATCAAACTGTATAATCAGGTGACTAAAGAGTTACCCGTTGGATTGTATACGCATCTCAGAAGATTCTGTGCTGATAGATTCTACCCTATGGAAATACTGGACAGTGACGAGTTTGGAATTCCCTCTGCAAAGAATGATGTGGATCATCCGAAATTAATAAAACAAATGTCGTCTTGGGAAATGCCATTTGAACCTAGAGATTATCAGTACAAAGCTATAACACACGCTATAGAAAATAAAAGATGTTTGTTGTTATCTCCTACCGGAAGCGGCAAGAGCTTTATTATATACAATTTGTTGCGTTTTGTCAAGGAAAATAAAAAAATAAATAAAACTTTGATAATAGTACCTACAACATCTTTGGTAGAACAGATGTATAAAGATTTCTCAGAGTATGGTTATGATGTTGAGAATAACTGTCACATGATATATTCTGGTAAGGACAAGGTTACAGATAAACCTGTGATCATATCCACTTGGCAGTCCTTATATAGGTTTGGTACAGAATTCTTTGAACAGTTCGATGTCGTGTTCGGAGATGAGGTTCATCTGTTTAAAGCTAAATCCTTATCGACAATGATGGATAAGTGTGTTAATTCTCAGTATCGTTTTGGTACTACAGGTACATTGGATGGAACGGAAACTAATAAGTTAGTCTTAGAAGGTTTGTTTGGTCCGACATATAAGGTTACTACTACGGTAGCTCTTCAGGACTCAGGGACTCTTGCAGACTTAGATATTTCTGTATTATTGTTAAGGTACCATAATGACATATGTCACTTTATGGATGGTAAAACATACCAAGAAGAAATTGATTGGATTGTTACTAATGATGCAAGAAATAACTTTATTACAAAGTTAGCTGTAGATCAGGAAGGAAATACTCTGGTTATGTTTCAGTTTGTTGAGAAACATGGAAAAGTTTTATTTGATAAGATAAAAGATTCTGTGGATGAGGACAGAAAGGTTTTTTATGTGTCGGGTGAAGTAGGTGCTGCTGACAGAGAGTCTATAAGAAGTATTGTCGAGAAACAAGATAATGCAATTATAGTTGCCTCTCTAGGAACATTTAGTACTGGTATAAATATTAAAAACTTACACAATATTGTATTTGCAACACCAAGTAAATCTCAAGTAAAGGTGTTACAAAGTATAGGTAGGGGATTGAGAAAGTCTGACAATGGTGAGACTACTAAACTTTTTGATATAGCTGATGATTTTCACAAGAAAGGTTATAAGAATTTTACATTAAAACATTCAGCTGAAAGAATTAAAATATATACCAAAGAAGGGTTTAAATATAAAATATACCCTATCGATATGAAAACTGCCCAACTTAAGGATAATGATGAAAGTTAAAAAGGATATTAGACAACTTAAAATGATTAACGGTGATGAAGTTATCTGCGAAGTTGTTGAAGAACACAAGAGTCATTTTATCGTAAGAAACGCATTAAAACTTAAAGAGAAATTGACTGAGGAAAATCATAAATATTTCACCTTTAGTTCTTATATGACTTATCAGGATGGATTAATCCAAGTAATTATGTTGATGACTAGACATATAATGGCGTTCGCTATACCTACTAAGGAAATGATATTTCAATATGATATAGCTTTAGAACAAATAGACAATTTAAAAAATAGTGTAGAGGAAGAACCAATCTTAGATGAAGCTGTAGAAGACTGGTTAGAAAATATCGTAGAGGACATGAATAAAAAACGTATTATACATTAATATAAACTCTATTCATCCCTCCGGAGCAGTAGATATATTATACACTACAGAACAAGTATTGTCAAGCGTTTTTTTAAAATAAATTTAATTATTGACAAAATCTATAAAATAGTGTATAATACACACATTAACAACATAAAAATCGGAACTATTAATTATGGCTAGTGAAGCATCCAAAAGACCACATTATGTTAATAACAAACAGTTTAGTCAAGCGGTCGTAGACTATGTAACTCATCTTAGGGAATGTGAGAAGGAGGGTTTATCAAAACCCATCGTACCTAATTACATCGCAGAATGTTTTTTAAAGATATGTGAAGGTCTATCTCATAAAGCTAACTTTGTTCGTTATACATACAGAGAGGAAATGGTTATGGATGCTGTAGAAAATTGTCTCAAAGCAATTAATAGGTTTGATCCAGAGGCCGCAACTCGTACAGGAAATCTTAATGCGTTCGCATATTTCACACAGATTTCTTGGTATGCATTCTTACGTCGCATACAAAACGAGAAACGTCAACAAGATATAAAGATGAAGTATATTTCAGAAGCTGCAATAGAAGACTTTTTAGTCAATGGAGAAAACATAGATGGTCATATTCATAATCAACCATTTGTAGATGTTCTTCGACAGAGGATTGATATTGTGAAAGATGCTGACAGTCACTTCAAAGATTACGCAAAAGAAGAAAAGAAAAGAAAGAGAAGATCGGTAAAGGTTGATTCTGATCTTTCAGATTATTTGTAATAAAACACTTGACATTTACTTATGAAGTGTGGTATAATTACCACATAATTTTATAGGATTATATTATACATGAAAGTAGCGATACTAAACGATACTCATTGCGGTATTCGTAATTCCTCTGATATATTCATGAAGTATCAGGAAAGTTTTTATTCAGAAATATTTTTCCCATACTTGGAAGAAAACAACATAACTCAGATTCTGCATCTGGGCGATTACTATGATAATCGAAAAACTATAAACTTTAAAGCTTTAAACCATAATCGTAAGATCTTCCTTGAGAAATTAAGGGAGTACGGTGTTACTATGGATATAATTCCGGGCAACCACGACTGTTACTTTAAGAACACTAATGATTTAAATTCTTTGAAAGAACTACTAGGTCATTATATGAACGAGGTGAATATCGTTGAGGAACCTCGAATCATGGATTATGATGGATGTAAGATTGCTCTTGTCCCTTGGATTAATCCGGAGAATGAAAAAGAGTCGTTGAAGTTTTTGGAGACATGCAAAGTTGACATTGTAGGCGCACATTTAGAGTTAACTGGTTTTGAGATGGATCGAGGACTAGAATGTCGAGATGGGATGTCACCTACACATTTTGATAGATTTGAGATGGTAATGACAGGTCACTTTCATGCTAGATCTACTAGAGGTAATATCCATTACCTAGGCTCTCAGATGGAGTTCTATTGGAATGATTGTAATGACAAGAAATATTTCCATGTGTTTGACACCGATACCAGAGAATTGACACCTATACATAATCCACTCACAATATACGAAAAGATTTATTATAACTCAGATACTACAGATGTTTTCCAAGATCTTTCTTACATACATAACAAGTTTGTTAAATTGATTGTTGTTAATAAGGGAGACCCTTTAACCTTCGAAAGATTTGTTGATCGTATTCAAATGCAACCCATACACGAACTAAAGATAGTTGAAAACTTTAAGGAGTTTATTGGAGACGCTGTCAATGGAGATATAAAGATTGACGACACAACTGATCTTGTTCATAAGTATATCGACATGGTTGATACTGATCTCGATAAGAATAGAATCAAGACCGAACTTTCGGAACTTATGATTGAAGCTCAAAACTTAGAGGTAGTGTAGTTATGGTTAGTAAAAATGATATTACTGGTGACGCAATACAAACTAAAAGTCCCAACAATCAGTATTCAGAAAACTTCGATAAAATTTTTAACAAGACTCCTACAAGAGACGGTAGTCACATAGACATTTCTGTCTTTGATATAGATTTCATTGTTAGAAATAGAATTAGTATTATAACCCCAGCGGATTTTGTCAGTAGAGATATGTTTAAGATTTACGATGCTAAAGTGACCGCGTATGGTAAAAGTATGGAAGATGCAATAACGGCCTTCCTACACGAAAAAGAAAAAATGTAAAAAACACTTTACATTTTGCTTTATATATGTTATAATACCCCTCCTTTCCAAATGTTTTATTTGTGAGTAATATACTTTATGATAATATTTAAGAAACTTAGATATAAGAATTTTCTTTCTACCGGAAATAGTTTTACGGAGATTGACCTACAGGATTCTTCTACCACTCTGGTTGTGGGTCAGAATGGTGCTGGTAAATCGACTATGTTAGATGCTTTGTCTTTTGGTTTATTTGGTAAAGCTCACAGAAAAATATCTAAACCGCAATTGGTAAATACTATAAACTCTAAGGCTACTATGGTTGAGGTAGAGTTTTCTATAGGGTCTAAAGACTATAAAATTGTACGTGGAATAAAACCTAATGTGTTTGAAATCTATGTCAATGGTGTTATGATTGACCAGAGTTCTCACGCTAAAGAGTATCAACAAATATTAGAGAAAAATATTTTAAAACTTAACCACAAATCTTTTCATCAGATTGTTGTGTTGGGTTCGGGTTCTTTTGTCCCATTTATGCAGTTGAGTCAGGCACAGAGAAGGGATGTTATCGAAGATCTTCTGGATATAAATGTCTTCTCTAAAATGAATCAACTTCTAAAGGAAAAGATTGCGCTTCTTAAAAATTCTATAGGGGATAATAACCACCGATTAGATGTTGTTAATACTAAGATAAATTCTCAGAAAAAATACATCAGAGATCTTACTGCTATTACTGTCGCTAATAGAAAACAGAAAGAAAGTGATATAGCAGACCTACATAAAAAAATAAAAAAACTTTCCAAACAAAATATTGAGTTGTCTTCTAAAGTGGAGGAGTTGTTGCCTGCACACACCAATGAGATGAAAACTCTGAATGAAAAGAAGAATAAACTCTCTTCATATAACACTCAGTTTAAAACTCAAGTTAAAGGTATTGTTAAGGAAGCTAAGTTTTTCGAAGACAACGAATCCTGCCCTACATGCGAACAGGTTATTAGTGATGACCTAAGAAAGGAAAAGAAAGATAAAGCTCAGTTTCGTGCTAAGGAACTTAATGATGCAATGATTAAAGTTGCTGAAGAGATAGTGTCAGTAAATTTCGAAATAGAAAGAGTTAATAGTGAGTTGATCCTTATACAGAAAGATCAAACTGAAATGTATAGTAATAACAAATCCATCAGTCAATTCCAAAATCAAATAGACAGAATTCAATCTGAGATAGATAGTCTTGTTGATAGTGAAGGTGATATGGGTCAGGCCAACAAAGATCTCGACGATCTTCGTGATCAGTTGCACTCTTTCCAAGACGAGAAGTATAAGTTAAATGAACAACATTCTTACAACCAAGTTTCTTCTGAACTTCTGAAGGACACTGGTATTAAGACCAAGATTATCAAACAATACATACCTGTTATAAATCAGTTGACCAATCAGTACCTACAGACTTTAGATTTCTTTGTTCACTTTGACCTCGACGAAAGCTTCCAAGAAACTATCAGATCTCGTCACCGCGATTCTTTTACATATGACTCGTTTTCTGAAGGAGAGAAACAAAGAATAGATCTCTCTTTATTGTTTACTTGGAGACAGGTAGCTAAGATGAAGAACTCTGTAGCAACAAATCTTTTGATTCTGGATGAGACTTTTGACTCTTCTCTGGATGAAGATGGAGTTGATAATCTCATGAAGATTATTCACTCGTTGGGAGATGACACTAACGTGTTTGTTATCTCTCATAAGTCTGAACTCGAAGATGCTCACTTTGAGAATAAACTAGTGTTCAGTAAAAAGAAGAATTTCTCCACATTGAAAAAAGTTGCATAAAGTGCTTTACAAAAGTGTAGGAATAGTGTATAATGTATGTCATATTAACTAAGGAATTATATTATGGAATTATCAGATCGCACTCTATCAGTTCTTAAGAACTACTCTAACATCAATCCTAACATTGTTTTCAATGAAGGTAACACAATAAAGACTATGGCTGTAGCAAGAAATGTCGTCTCTTCTGCTACGGTAGAAGAAACTTTCCCCAGAACTTTTGGAATCTATGACTTAAACGAGTTCCTAAATGTTCTAGGATTGGTAGAAAGACCCAACATTAGTTTTAGTGATGACTATGCAACCATTACTGACGGTTCAGGATTATCATCTATACGTTACTTTTACTCTGATCCCGATATGTTAACTACACCCACTAAAGATATTACTATGCCTGATAGCGAAGTTAGTTTTACTTTGAGTGTAGAAACTCTAGCAAAAATCAAAAGAGCTTCTGCTGCATTAGGTCACCAAGAGATTCGTATCCAACCTTCTAACGGATCTATAGTTCTTACTGTCGGGGATTC